GGCCGTGCAAACGGCGCCGTGACGGCTGTCGGCTACGTCTGCGTTGAAGAGACGGGCTTTGACTACGCGATGATCAACACGACCAAGACGACTGCTGGCACCGCCGGCTTCGGCTCTCGCGTTGGCGTGGCGCAGGCGGCTCTGTCCGACAACCAGTACGGCTGGTTCCAGATTTACGGCAAGGGCAGCGTCCGCACGCTGGCTTCTGCCGCGAAGGGAACCCGCCTCAACACCACCGCCACTGATGGCGCGTTGGACGATGACGGCACGGCTGGCTCTGAAGCGATTTTCGGTGTGGTGCTTGGCACCGCCACCGGCGCTTCGGCTGCCACCAACGCTGACGCGTACCTGACGTACCCGTCGGTCGGCACCACGCTGTAATCCAGCAACGGGGGGCAGTGCGGGAAACACCCGCGCTGTCCCCTTTTTTTCAACCACATAAGGAAAAAATATATGCAGGTGAATACCGCCACAGCGCCTACAGATTGGTCTGCAGTTGCCGACGCGCCGGGACTTGATGAGTCTCGCTTCGTTGGTGACGAACGGCTTTTTGTGCAGTTTTATCGCAAGCCCGTGCTTCAGCCTGGCCTCAGCCGCGATGCCGGTCGAGCGATTTACAAGGAGACGGACTTCGTTCGGATCATGGTTCCGGGCGATAAGCTGTCGATGATTGACCGTCCGGTCGATGAGATTGACCGTCGTCGGTTTGCTGACCGGTATGCCAAGTGGCTTGCTGGCGCTGGCAACGTCGTCGAGGGAACTCCCCTTGCTTCGCTGCCGCGCATGACTCCGGCAAAGATTGAAGAATACAAGTTTTTCAACATTCACACGGTCGAGCAGCTTGCCGAGGCGCCGGACAACGTCGGGCAGAAGTTCCTCGGGTTCAACGAGGACAAACGTTCGGCAAAGACGTTCTTGGAAATTGCCAAGGGCAATGCGCCGATTGAGAAGATGAACGAAGAACTCAAGACTCGCGATGCGAAGATTGAGGAGCTTCAGTCTCAGATCGACGCGTTGACTAAGATGATGACTAAGGACAAGCCTAACAAAGCGGCTTAGGAGGAAGGGGTCGGATGGCTTACCAGATCATCAACGACAGCACCCTCTCAGCGATTGTTCAAAACGTCGCGCAGTTGGTGAGCTTTCCGACCCCCGCTGATCCGGCGGGTGACACTGACCCCGCCGTCATCCAGATGGTGCAGGCCGTCAACCTTGCCGGTACTGACCTACTGTCTCTTGCCGATTGGCAGGAGATGACCAAGCGGCACACGATCAGTATTCAGGCGTCGCCGCCTGGCGTAAGTGAACAAGCGTTTGCACTGCCCGAGGACTTCTACGAGTTCGTTGATCAGACGCAGTGGAACTCGACGATGCAGTGGCCGGCGATTGGCCCGGTGTCGCCGCAGATGTGGCAGACGCTGCTGATTCGTCAAACGCTGCCGACGCTGTCATTTTATTGGCAGGTGCGTGGCGGGCAGCTTTACATTTTGGTTCCGCCGACGTCTGCGCAGACGCTGTCGTTTTTCTACCAGTCGTTTGCGTGGGTACGGGATCAGGACGACGCCACGCTGTACAAGAACCGCGCCGTCAAAAACGGCGATGTAATTCTGCTTGACTCGTACCTTGTCACGCTGCTGGCGCGGGTGAAATGGCTTGAGATGAAGGGCTTGGATTCGTCTGCTGCAATGCGCGACTTCCAAGTCAATTACGAAAACCGCAAGGGCAACGAGAAGGGTGCACCCGTGTTGTCCATGACGCGCATGTATCGCTTCCCGTACATCTCTCCGCTCAACAGCGTGCCTGACACCGGATTCGGAGGCCCGTAATGCCTCTTGTCCCGCTTGCGCCATACAAGGTTCCGCGGCGTAGTGCAGCCGCGCAGACGGCGCAGCTGTTCAACATCCCTGCGCCTGTGGGCGGGTTGAACTATCGAGATCCGATTTCGGCGATGCAGCCAACCGACGCGTTGGTGCTGACCAACCTGATCCCGCGCCAGACGGGCGTGGAGCTGCGCAAGGGCTGGACGTACCACACGGCCAGCGTCGGGAGTTCCGTTGACTCAATCTTTGCTTACAACGGCGCAACGATTGGCGACAACAAACTGTTTGCCGCTGCGGGTGGAAACATCTACGACGTAACTAGCGGCACTGCAACGGTGGCCGTATCGTCGACTGGCTCGACCAACGACGTTTGGAGCGTGACGCAGTTTGCCAACGGCTCTGGCATGTATTTGCTTGCGGTGTCGCCTGGCGCCGGGTACTGGACGTTTGACGGCACGACGTGGACTCAGCAGACGGTAACGGGCCTGCCCGGCAGTCCCGAGACAGTGGCCGTGTTTAAGAACCGCGTTTGGTTCACTATTTCTGACAGTTCGACCGTTTATTACATGAGAACCGTTGACGCAATCAACGGTCATGCAGACCCGTTTGAAATGGGTTCGTTGCTGCGCAATGGCGGCTATGTGCGTGGCCTTGTCAACTGGACTCTTGACGCCGGTACAGGCATTGACGATCACCTTGTTGTCGTTGGCAGCCAAGGCGACATCGGCGTGTGGCAAGGCACCAACCCTTCTTCTGCGACGACGTTCTTTTTGCGCGGCGTGTGGTACGTCGGCAAGGTGCCAAAGTACGGTCGATTCTTCACCGGCTACGGTGGCGAGGTGATGATCCTTTCGGAACTTGGCCTCGTGCCTGTGTCGCGTTTGGTGAACGGGCAGTTCAGCGAGATTCAACCTGGCCCGGCGCAAAAAATCCAGTCGGTGCTGATTCCGCTCGTGCGGAGTTACATCAACTCAATCAGCTGGGACGTGTTCCTGTTGCCTTCGGAAGACATCCTTGTCATTAAACTGCCGGAGCAGGTAACAGGCACCTATCAGCAGTTTGCGATGAACGTAAACACCGGCGCGTGGTGCGATTTCAGCGGAATGCCAATGACCTGCGCGGCGTTGCTCGACGGGCAGTTGTATTTCGGCACTGAAGACGGGCGAGTAGCCAAGGGATTTTTTGGCAACACCGACGGCATTGAAACCGACGGTACACCAGGGCAGACGCTTGAAGGCGATGTGCAAACGTCGTTCAACTCCTTTAAGTCGCCGGCCAATTTGAAGAAATTCACGATGGCTCGGCCAATCTTTATTGCGCCTGGCCCACCGTCGGTCAAGCTGCAGATCAACACGCAGTACACGTTCGTCAACGTCGGCGGCTCACCGTCGTTCGTGCAGACGCCTGGCGGCATCTGGAACACGGGATTGTGGAACGTCGCTGTGTGGGCAGGCTCTGCCAACACTTATCAGGCTTGGGCTGGCACGACTGGCCTTGGGTACTACGCGTCGCTGCGTATGAAAGTGCGTGGCTTGCCGCAAACCATTTTCACTTCGTCACACATGATGAGTGAAAAGGGAGGATTCATGTAATGGCCGAAGGTTACGCAAGCTCGCTGATTGAGTCCCTGCGCGGCGCTGGTGTGCCTGGCGCAGCGGTTGGCAACGCTGGCTTTACCGAGTTGCAGTTCCCGTGGATGAATACGGCGTCGGTCCCCCTTAGCCAGCGCATTGCTACGACCACGGCGTTGAGAAATCCAGAGAAGCTGAAGTTCACGCAGCACACGCCGCGAGATCCGCTGGCGAAGCAGCGCGAGCAAAACGCATTGTGGGACAAGCAGACGGGCGGGCCGACAGGCGATCGGATCAACCCTGTCGCGGTTTTGATCGAGGCCAACAAAGAGCGGATCGAGCCGATTGAAACTGGCAACCCGGTCTTTAATCTCGAGCAGAGCATGCCCGAGGAGATGCGCCAGCCGCTGCAGGACTTCGCTTTCGTCGGGCCGACCGAGATGGAGAACAAGCTGCTGCCTGCGCCGGATATGCCAGCGGCGGAAGCAATCATCGAAGCTCGAGCAAAGGGTGAGCCGGACCCGCTGACGCCTGATTTGCAGGCGCTGGTTGAAGAACAGCAGCAGTTGCTGGAGTCGTCCGGGAAGACGATGGCAGACCTCGAGGCTGAGTACCCGGCGTCGAGCTTCGCCGAGATTGAGCCGGCTCCGGCCCCGCCCCCGCCGGCTGTTGAGGAGGCTCCGCCTGCGCGGCTTGATCCTCGCGACTACCGTCTGCAGGAAGAGCCGCAGCCTATGTTTGCGGGGCTAGTCCCGCCGTCGCAGCAGCCGCAGCCGATCATGGAAGCGCCGACGCTGCGCGAGGAGATCATTGCCGCGATGGCCGAGCCTGCGGCGCCGGCTGTCGAAATGCCTCAGCTTTCTGAAGATCAACTGATGATGCTTTTTGCAATGCTTGACGAGGAGGGTCGTGGGTGAAACTTGCTACCGACCAGCCTGGTGAGCCGCCTGTGATCTGGCAGTGGATGACGCGCCAGACGCAGATCCCGTGGTCGACGGACCTTCGCACAATTGCGTCGATCCGCGACGACGGCACGATTGCCGCTGCCGTGGCGCTGGGTTCGTGGACCCCGCACGCGTGTTTTATTCATGTCGCCTTTGACACACCGCACTCGCTCACGCGGTCGTTGCTGAAGGCGTCGTTGTCGTATGCGTTTGAGTCTGTCGGCGTGAAGGCAATTTATGGTTTGACGCCGAAGGATTTTGACCGGGCCATTAAGTTCAACAAGCGAGTGGGATTCAAGCAGATTGGCGAGACGGTGGATTGTGTGCTGCTTGAGCTGCGGCGCGAGGACTGCCGCTACCTCACGAAGGAGACGTTGCAATGAGTAAGGGTTCAGCACCGAAGGCGCCTGACTACGTCGGCGCTGCGCAGTTGCAGGGTGAGCTGTCGAAAGAAGCTCTCAACATGCAGAACTACGCCAACCGGCCTGTGCAGAACACGCCGTGGGGCAGCACGTCGTGGGACACTGCGAAAGTGGTCGACCCGGCAACGGGGCAAGAGGTCACGCAGTGGACTCAGAACACGACGCTGGCTGACCCGCTCAAGCAGGCGCTAGATCAGCAGCTCGGGCTGCAGCAGGACCGGAGCAATCTCGCCGGCTCGTTTATGAACCGCGTCTCGAGCGAGTACGGCCAGCCCTTCGACTGGCAGAACCTTCCTCGCATGGCGCAGGCGAATGCGCCTGGTCAGTTGCAGAGCAGCGTCAGCGACTACACGCGTGGCCTTACGACCAGCGCCGGCCCGCAGCAGTCTGCCGTTGGCGGCTTTAACTTTGGTGGCCCGCAAATGGGCGTTGCGCAGCAGTCGGTGCAGCGTGGGCTTGCTACTGGCGATAACCCGGCTCTGCCGACGCTTTCTAACGATTTCCGCAACCAAGTCGCAAACGACCTTATGGCGCAGATGGCGCCGGCACAGCGCCAGTCGCAGATGGACTTGGAAACCGACCT